TAAAAGGAAAAAACAAATATGTCGTCTCTTAAATCATTTTCGCTAGCACAGCTTGCAGAAGGCGTTTCGAGAAAGTCTCTCGGCGCTGACATGCCCCGTATCAACGATAAGTGGGGCAAGACCGGATTGCTTGAGGGTCTAAAAGGAGCAACCCGTGACTCTATGTCGCGTCTCCTTGAGAACCAGGCAGCCGAGCTTCTTCGTGAGTCCAATGCCCTTTCTACCGGTGGCGCAAATCTTGTGTCCTCTGGCCAGGTAGCTGGATTTACGAACGTTGCATTCCCAATCGTTCGTAGGGTTTTCGCAGGTCTTATTGCAAACGAGATCGTATCCGTTCAGCCAATGAGCCTTCCGTCTGGCCTTTTGTTCTATCTTGATTACATGTACGGCTCCAACGTGGGTGGCGATGCAGGCGTAAACCTCTCATCTTCCTCCGCTAACGAGACCTACACGAAGGGTGACTCCATCTACAATAACCCAGTTGGTGCTAGAATCCGTTCTGGCTCTTTTGCAACCGGTGGTCAGTATGACCTTGTGGGTTCTGGTTTTACCAAGGTTCACAAGCAGTCCCTTAACCTTGATGCCACAACCGACTCTGTTGGTTACTGGGCCTCGGGTTCTATCTGGACGACTGGTACGACCGCAACGGTAGGTACCTCCGCACAGTTCACCGGGTTTAATGCTAGATTTGCTCTCTTCGACAGCAAAATCGAGACTGACCTTGCGGACAACAGACTTGACTTCGTATTCCTCCACATGTCAGCTTCCGAGCTTACTTCCAAAATTGGTGGTGCAGACCTCCAGTCCCTTGAGCAGGTTACGGTAACTGGCTTCGGTTCGGCAGTCGGTTCTGCAACAGCCTGGGGAGACCAGTACCAGGGTGGTACCGGAGTTCTCAATCTCCGCAAGCTGAATAAGCGCGGTAACTGGGATCCAACAACCGGTCTTTTCACCCCAGATCCAATCGGTGGTACCCACGTACAGTTTGTGGTTCGTCTTGCAAATGGTGGTACGGCCCCACAGCCTAACGCCACGGCAACCACAAAGGTAACGGCTTCTGCTGCTATCTCGGATGCTCTTTCTGTTAACTCGGACGGCTCTACTCTTACGATCCCATCGTTCGAGTCTGACTTCGCAATCAACCCACCTTCGCCTGTCATCCCAGAGATTGACATCAAGATTGAGTCGGTTGCAGTCACCGCCACAACCCGTAAGTTGCGTGCAAGATGGTCGCCAGAAATGGCCCAGGATCTCACGGCCTTCTACAATATCGACGTAGAGGTAGAGCTTACAAACATCCTTAGCGAGCACATTACTCTCGATATCGACAGGGAAATCCTTAACGACCTCCTTACTCAGGCAAATGCTGCAAACCTCTTCTGGTCCAGAGCACCTGGTAAGATTGTCAATAAGCAGACAGGCGCAGAGGCTCTCCAGAGTTCTGCCCTTGCCCCAGGTCCAATGGCTTATGTCAATATTCAGGACTGGTACCAGACGCTCCTTGAGACGATCACGGACGCTGCAAATACCATCGCCAGAAAGACGCTTCGCGGAAGTGCAAACTTCATCGTAACGTCCCCAGACGTATGCACCATCCTTGAGCACCTTACCACCTACAAGTCCTCTTACAAGATCGACACGGACGGCCAGGTAAGCGACAATATGACGATCGGCGCTGAGAGCGTTGGTACCCTTAACAACAGATACACTGTTTACAAGGATCCATACTTCCCACAGAACCGTATCCTCATCGGTCTAAAGGGTAACACCTTCCTTGAGAGCGGCTATATCTATGCCCCATACGTGCCTCTAATCCTTACGCCTGTGATTTATGCTCAGGAGGATTTCACTCCACGTAAGGGAATAATGACCCGTTACGGCAAAAAGATGGTTAGAGCTGATTTCTACGCCACTGTTACAGTGCTAGACATGAACCTTATATAATTTCTGTTTGCTGCTGAAAAGCGGCTCGAACAAAATGACACTGAAAAGCCCGAGCCTAAAAACTTGGGCTTTTCTTTTTGTCTTTTATGTTTGATATCACCTTACATTTCCTCTATTTAGACATGAGGTATTCGCAATTATGACCAAAAAGGTTTCCCTTGAATTGTTGGAAAAGGCAATTAAAAAAGTAGCAGAAAATGTAGCCATGGAAGAAGACCTTGGAGGTACTCTGAGAGATATCCATGCCAGACTACAGGTAGAAAAAGATCCCGCTAAAAGGCAAAAGCTGGAAAGAGAGAAACAAAAAGCCCTTAAACAGCTTGCCAGTGGTAGACCCCAGGGTATGGCTCCTCCAATTCCCCCTGGGGCGCTTGGGGCGATTGGGGAAGGGAAAGATAATCCGTTTTCGCTGGATGAGGCACTTTCCTCTTCGGAGATTGCCCAAAAACTTTCCCAGCTTCAAACTATGCTCGTAAGGGAGACGGATCCACAAAAAAGGCAGAAAATTGCCATGGCCATTCAAAGAGGAAATCAGCAACTCGCTGGTGGGGTTGCTCCTCAACAAGAAGCCTATATGGAAAACATAAAATATCTTGTTGGCAGGGTCGTTGAGGATACCATGCTAAATAGAAAAGGAAAAACCGCATCAAATAAGCCTAAGGTGGTTGTTCCTATGCCAAAAAATCCTATTGTAAGCCCTCCAAAGGGAAACATGGGCACAAAGGAAATTGTGGACCTTCTCAATAGTATTGAGGAAATGATGGCCGCAGAGGATCTGTCTTCCGAAGACGAATCTGCCATCAGGCGGGCAATGGAACTCATGTCTGGAGTAATAAAGTCTCGTGCTCACGCAAGCACCGGAGTCAGGGTAGAGGGCATGGTATATGAAAAGGCTCCACCAGATCCAGAAATTGAGAAGTGGATAAACGCAAATAAACAAAAGTTTATCAAGCAGTATGGCAAGGAGAAGGGCATGGAAGTTCTTTATGCGACTGCATGGAAGAAGCATGGCAGTAAAAATGAAGCCAAAACCCTTAGATATTCTGAAGAAGACCCGTCCATGACGACAAGGTTGTCTGACGTAACGCCAAATCCAACGAAGTTTCAAGACTTATATGCTTTTGATCCACAACAAAAGGCTGTAACGGCACAGTCGCCAGAGTTTTGGAAAATGTTGCAAGACATCACCGGATCAGAGAATCCGTCATTCGAGGATATTTCTGGTGCCCTTGAGGCAAAATGGGGATTGAGTCACGAGGATGCCGATCACTGGGCATTCCTTGCCGCAAAAGAATTTGATAGGTAAAAGCAGATGAAAAATACTTTACAGGCTTTGATTGAGGAAATCGTTTATGAGGCGATAGCAGGAAGAGATGTCCCTGTTGGCATCCTGGAAGTTTTGCAAGAATTTATGCAGGAACATAATATTCCTGGCCGTCCTTCAGTTTTTTATACCCCAGAAGAATTAAGAATAACCATTCCAAATTGGAATAAAGATATTTCGGTATTGCAAAATGAGTTCCAGGATTCATTGATAGATTCGATAAGATCCGCCATGGATATTGAACCATATGTTATCGACGACTTTGGTACCTTCTTTGTCGATGGAGGAAATGCGGTTATAAAATATCTGCTAAGAGAATATGACCCTGCCGAAGATGCAGCATTTTGAGAAACATGAATGATCTACGGAGTTTTACATAGTTTGATTGAGGAAATTACCACTAAGGTAATTTCTGAGGAGGTTTCACAGGTTGTGGACGGAGACCCCAATCTAGAGAATCCCCTTGTCGGCACCCTGAGGAAGGCCAAAAGAAAACTCAAGGATGTTAACCAGGACCCAGAAATAACCGCCGCCCAGGAAAAACAAGTTGACGCCCTTATTGCAAAACTTCTCACCAGGAGAAAAGGCAGGGCAACTCTTTCCAGAAGTGACATGGAAAAGCTTGATTTCTGGACAAGGTGGATGAAATATATTCCATTTGGAACTGCCTACAGAAGAGGTCTTGCGAAATATCTCCGCTCCAAGAAAGACGCGCCAAGGAAACCGGACCCATTCAGGGACTTTAGGAGATATTCCTATGGAGACCCAGACATGTCCTCCCCTTATTTTTCTGAAAGCCTAGAGCAATTTGTTGATGACTCCCCAAAAGAAAAAGAAACACAAGAAAAGTACTATCATGGAACTAATCTTGGTGACCTAAAACCCGGAAGTCTTGTTTTGCCACCTAGTAAAACCGGACGGGTGTCAGAAAAAGGTAGAAAGGTAAACCTGGACAAGGTATTTTTTACCAAGGACCCAAGGAGCGCCCTTATTTATGCTGGTAGGGCTGTGCAGTCCTTTGGCGGGGGAACTCCTACCGTATATCAGGTTGAACCTCAGGGGCCGATTTCTATTGTTAATGATGACCCAGGTACTACCGTTTTTTATTCTCCCTATGCCAAGGTCGTTGGTAAGGTGAAAATCGAGAAGAAAAAAAAGAATAAAAATAAATAAACGCCGTTAGAGAAGAGAGAGTGTTGACTTTAAAATTGGTCTCTGATAGAGTACTTTGCATGACCATTTCAAGTAATGATTCTCTCGGTGACCGCATGAAAATGTATGAAGGTGCCTTCAAAGGACAACTTCCTATTCGTATGCCGGTTATTCTCCGTGTAGACGGCAAGGCTTTCCATACCTATACAAAAAACTGTTCTCGGCCATTTGATGACTCCCTCATCGAGGCCATGAATAATGTAGCCATTGCTCTGTGTTCCAATATTCAGGGAGCACAAATGGCCTACGTGCAGTCGGATGAAATTTCTATTTTCATCCACGGATACAAAAAATTTAACTCCTGCGCATGGTTTGACAATGAAATCCAGAAGATGGTTTCGGTGAGCGCCTCGATCGCCGCTGCTACCATGACAAAGGAATCCCCAAACATTTTTGGTAGGTTTCTTGAGTCCGGAGACTCTGACTTGGATGCTATACGTCCGGCCTATTTTGACTCCAGGGTATTTGTTCTCCCGGAGTCCGAGGTCTGCAACTATTTTTTGTGGAGGCAACAGGACTGTTCCAGAAACAGCATCCAGATGCTTGCTAGGTCCCTGTACTCCCACAAGGAGTGTAACAACAAAAATAGCTCAGAGCTTCAAGAAATGTGCTTCCAAAAAGATAAGAACTGGAACAACATTCCTACCCAACATAGGAGAGGGCGGGTTATTTTCAAGGAAACCTATACGGTTTCTATTGCCGGAAATGAAACGGGAGTCCTCAGGTCTAGGTGGACAGTTGACAATGAAATCCCGATTTTTTCAGAAAACCGGGATTATATCAACAAATATCTAAAAGTTCTGGAAGAGTAAAATAAACAAAAATATTACCCACATAGTTATAGGTTATGGGGTAATAAATGCTAAAAAAGGTAGAGAAGCTAGGGTTTTTGTTTGTTTTTGGTCTTCTTGTTGCCGCAGTAAGCGGCTGTATAGTTCGCAACTCTCCGCCGGTACCCTGGACTCCATCTGACGCTGGTCCTATTGTTTTCTCGGATGTAGAAATCCACCCCTGTGACATGGAAGACGACGGGACCGACTCTGATTTCTTTAACTGCGGGATGTGTGACAACGTGTGTGACTCTGTGGTGACCGACAGGTGTGTTTTTGGCACTTGTATGTGTGGCCTTGAGGAC